CTTGCTTCTGCTCAACAGTAAGATTTTTAAGTAGATCTTTATCTATCATTTCCTTTTGCCTTTTTCAAAAAGTATGTCAGCCTTTCTACGTATATTATACTCTCTAGTCTTGATATTTTCAAGTCTTCCTTGGGCAGTTAACTTCCATTCGTTGATTTTATGTGCTAGGTCATCATTCCTAAGAATTGTTGCGACTTTAGTTTCATGCTTTGCGTATGTATCCCACACACCGCTAGATAACTGTTCAGATATAATACTTTGTAATGAGTTTTCACACCAACGAATTACATTCTCACACTGAGCGCGCTCTGTAGCAACATGATCTACATACTGCATGAGTTGATATGCATATCCAAAACATTCATCTTGCGTTAACTTATCCATGTTTTCTAAGGATAGCGTTTCTGCCATCGCAAATTCTGGATTAAATTTTGTTGGCGTTATGTTTTTACCAGAAATATATCTATCAATACCATCTAAAAATTCTTTGAGTCTTTCAGCGGCTGTCAATTTGATTTCTCCAATCTTCTACGCTATCTGAATATTTAAGAACGATTAACTCTATACCGTTTAATTCACACCAATCTTCCTTTATAAAATCTCTTTTATTAGATTGCAAGAATCCTGCCATTGTTTTGTGGAAGAATTTACAGAATTCGTAGTGCTGTCGCCCATGAACCTCTATGCCTAACATAAGAGTTGGAATAAAGAAGTCTAGGAATAATGCAGACTTCTTACTTGGACATCTTGATCCCGGCAACTTTACTTCTTCTAGAACTGTATAACCACTAAACATGTCGGCAAGAAGTTCTCTTGCTGCTATATGATACTTCGATTTAACAGTCTTGTCATTTCTTTTTACAATATATTTCTTTAAATTTATATTATACTCGCGACCATTTAGACCTACGACTTTCATAGTACACTTTTAATTTCATCATACAGGAAACTTTGAATCTCTTCATTTTCTTCAATGAATCTACTTAGGTTTGACATACCTTGAAACTTAAAGAATTTTTCTCTAGCTTCTGGTTCATCTGCGACCTCGTTCTTCTTTAGAAGTTGTAGGATTCTTTTATCCTCTGACGCAACTGCGCTTATGATTGTGTACCAAGCACCTGCCTGCTTGATGAATGTAAGTTCGTTTGCTATCTCGCATAACTCTCTCGTTTCATCAATACCAATGCCGTATTTAATATATGATACTGCGGTTGAATTTGGTTTACCACCAGCGGCAGAAGTCTTTACAACCCAGTTGGCAACCTGACCTACATCGTGACCCGCTTCATCGGTTTCTTCCCACTTACCCCTGTGCGTGATAACCATATTGGTTCCCGCTTGATATTGAAGCATATTACCCGCATCGGCCATCTTTGCTGGAGACCAGCGTGAACCACCAGTATTTGCAATATTGTGAGTAATGAAGATTAGAATTGCTCTGGTTCTAGCAACGTCATTGCTAATACGTTTAAAGAACATAGAAAGAAGTCTCGGTAGTTGCGCTCTCACGCCACCACGAACGTCTCCGTCAAGTTCATCTTGCGGAACCATATTAGATACAGAGTCAATGATTGCTACAAAGTCTGGCGTATTCTTGACGTATGTTTCAATAGCATTAAGAAATGTTTCGGCGGACACTACAGGTTGATTGTCTGTCGCTTGCACAATTTTAATTTTATCTGAATCAAGACCCTTGATACCCGTAAAGTTTTCTTTTGTTAGCCTACCTTCGGTGTTGAAGTAGAACACGTTTTTACCTGCTGCTTGCGCCTTCGCAGCGAAATACAAAGAGGTTGTAGTTTTCCCAGTTTTAGGATCACCAGTCATAACAACAACGCTACCCTCTCGTAACCCTCCACCAAGTGCCAAGTCTAGTGCTGGAGATATACCAATTGTATTAAAGGTTTGTAAGTCTTTTAATACTTTTGTTCCTTGTTCTACAATGTCTCCATACTTTGCGATGATTTGATTACTTACAATATCATCACTGAACTTAGCTGCCGCTTTCTTTTTTGCCATTTAATCCTCTCAATTTATTTAATCCAGATTTCTTACCGTAAGATTTCTTTCTGCTTTCCGGTTTATCTTTTACATCTAGTTCCTGTGTGTTATTAGATTGTTCTTCTATAATCTTTAATTGCTTTTTAATCTCAGGGACAACTCTTTGGTTTTTCAAAGAGAAAACTTTAGATAAAGCAGGCGAATTAATTGCTTTGACAACAGCTAACTCGCCATACTTTTTTATTAAAGAATTAGCAGTAAATAATTGTTGTTTAAATGTCCAGTCCCAAGGTTTCTTGTTCCAAAATTTGTATGTCAAGTTGCCTTCATTTTTATGCTCTGCTAAACGTAAACACATCATTTCTGCTAAATATGAAGCACAGGTGCAGTGATCGCCTGTGCTTTTATGTTTGTACTTACTCTTTTCAGTTCTTTTTCGTTTTGTCATAAATGATTGCTTCTGTGAAACATTCGCTAATTTCATCTTCATATTCTTTATCAATAATTAGTTCTGGCGTTAAGAACATTTGTTTAAAAACTTTTGATCCCTTAACGAGACCTACTGTGTAATAGTGCTGGTTAGCACCACTACTTAAAGATCCCTTAATTGATCTTACGATATAGATTCCACCTACACCATCGGTATTTAATTCTACTTGATGTGACTTAAATTGTAAGTACAATTCTTCAAAAAATAGTTTATTAGTTTCGCAATAGTTTTTTAAATCTCTCCAACCTGAGTGGTCGTCATAGTTTACTTCTTCTCCATTAGTTAGTTTTGCTCTAATCCATATTGCATCTTTATTTTTTTTGTAGAGTGGAATCCATTTCTTATCGTCCATTATTTAATTCCTGTCGTACAGCTAGGTCTTTTTCTTTCTGGACTGGTAAAATTACTTCTTAGATCATCAGAAATCATAGAGGCAGTTTCTGTCATAATTGTAGACCCCTTGTAACTATGAATTTGATCTGATAGACGTGTTTTATTTTGTTGTACTTTAGGGGTGCATTTATTAGCATAAGCTTTCACTACGCTTTTTGCTCTATCTAGATCTAAAGATAGTTCTTCCAGTTCTTTTTCAAGATTATTCTCAATATAGAATTTTTCAATTTTACTTAGTGGTCCTCGCTTAGTCATTTATAAATCTCCTGTTTGCTCTGGTTAAGTAAATAGAATTATTTGTTTGCAAATATATCATATAAAAATCAAATGTATCTTTAGACACTCTTTTAAGTTTTGTTTCTAGGTATCTTTCTCTGTTTGCGTTTATCCCAATGGGATCATAAATTTGATTATTGTAAGTCGCTATTAGATAGGATGTGCCGTTCTTAGATCTTAATACCTTTGCGTATGTTTTAGTTTTACTATTTGTGAAACTTTTACCGTTCTTATCGAAATTAATCTCTTCTGTTTGTTCTGTTTGTTCTTTAGCAAAATTATCAATATAGTCCATATTATCCCTCTCTTATGTATTTTACTTTTTGAGTCTCTGACATTTTATTTATTTCTTTCATAGATTTTGCGCCGTACTCATGATGCCAAGGTTTTTTTGCAGCGGGTTGAGATTCGCGTTTCATCGCTTCCATCTCATTGATCTTGTTTTTATTCAACCTTGTATTCTTGTCAGCAACACTTCCTATGGTATTGCTTCCCGCCATGAAACCGTGGAGTCCGCCAGTAACTACTCTAAACAACCCCTCCTCGTTACAAAGAGGGCAAGTCGTTAGTTCTGGGTCTGTGACCTTTTGAAACACGTCACCGACTTCTGCTCCACAGTCTCTACATTCATAATCGTAAACAGGCATTAGTTCTCCAATGCGTTGAGTATTCTTCCTAATATTCCATTACGTTGAATATCACTATATCCTAATCTACAAACACCAACACCTTCTAGTTCGCCAATCTTGTCGATTATATCTTCAAGTCCACTCTTATTGTTAAGGTCAGTTTGACGAATATCGCCGTTGATGATTACTTTACTTCCTTGCCCCATACGTGTTATAAACATTTTAATTTGTTCCCACGTACAGTTTTGCGCTTCGTCTAATATCATATATGAATTATGAAATGTTGACCCACGCATAACTTCAAGGGGCGCATACCTAATCTTCCCCTCATTATAATAGTGTCCATAGTACGCTCTACCAAGAAAAAACTTGAAATTTTCTTGCATTGGTAGGAGATAGGGCGCTATCTTTTCCAGAAGTTCTCCGGGTAGCGACCCTATCTCCTTACCGGTGCATACCAGCGGACGGGTTACAATGACCTGTTCTATGTCTCCGCGATGAAGATGCTCTGCGGCAATACCAGAAGCTATAAATGATTTACCACAACCAGATGGACCGGTGCAAAATACGACATCGTTTTCAATAATCTGACGTATATACTCCTTTTGGTTAGTTGTTTTTGCTTCTACAGCTTTAACTTTTTGTGGTGAATTCTCTACTTCTTTTCTGGTTCTTCTTTTAGACATATGTTGTACCTTATATTAGTGTTAATTACCAGAACTACCAAATCCCCCCTGTCCTCTTTGGGTATCGTCTAAATCATCCACCTCTACTAATTCAAAACCCTTTACTTTTTGAAATAATATTTGCGCAATCCTGTCGCCTCTTTTAACTTGATAGTGGTCGGTTACTCTTGAGTTATAAAGTATTACTCCCACATCACCCCTGTAGCCAGCATCAATAACGCCAGCAAACACATCCAGTCCATTCTTGTAAGCGAGGCCAGAACGCGGCCAGATAAGACCAACATATCCGGCGGGAATCGCCATAGAAATGCCGGTCTTGATTAGTTTATGATTAACAGCGGGGATTTCTACATCTTCTAGAGCATAGAGATCATAGCCCGCATCTGTTTTATTTGCCCTTGTTGGAATGATCGCTTCAGGATCTAGTTTCTTAACTCTTAATTCAGGGCCGGTATAAGGTTTCATACCCATTGGTAGAGAAGTTACTACTGGTTCGTGTCTACAGCAAGAATTTTGCCACACTGGGAACGGCGGCATTTTTTTGTTTGTACTATCTTCCATTTTATTCCTTACATATCACACTTGCCGCCAGCACAGGCGACTTGTTGAACAGGGTTTACGTTATTAGTTTCTTCGATAACATTTGTAAAATCTACATCTTGGTATTCTCTATTAAGATCCACCCACTCTTTCCAGTTGTACACATCCTTCATACAATATGTCAACTGTTTTAGGTCTCCTGCGAAGTATTTTTCAGCAAATCTTTCACATCGTTCTTTCCACTCTTTCTTTCCGTTGCCTTTAATCTTTTCGCCAAACCCAAGTAGACTATCACATGCCGCCCAGAGGTTGTCCTCCCACAGAGTAAGTGCGACTTCGATAAGTCCGCTCACAAAGATAGAGGCATCGCCGTAGTGTGCGACCTGTTCGCTTGGCAGATAAACCGTAGTGAATGGTGCTTGTGGAAAATCTTTATCGCCAGAGATAGGAAGCAATGAAATACCACAAAAGTATTTTCTATTCTTATAAATATATTTCTCTACTTCGTCCCATTCATCTGGTTTAACATTAATTGTATTACTTACATTATGATTTAACCAAGGTTGAGTACATAGCTCTGGGTTTGTACCATTGAGAACCCAACTTTGCTGTGTAGATTTTACATAGTCCAACAACTGTAGTGCGCTCACTTGGTTTTTAGTTTTGCCGCCGTCTTTAACTTCTACACAGAACGATACAACGTCATCACTATCATTATTACTCCAAACACTTTCTTCACACGCTCTTGGATTTTGTGTTCTAAAGTAATTATAAATGGGTTCCATTTTGTTTGCTTGGACTCGGCGGATATATCGTTTCGCATGGTGCGGGTGAATACCACTGGATGTTCCAAGAATACAACTTGATGTTCCTTCTGGTTTAATACATGTGGTTCTTGCTGCTTGGCGAATACCCAGCAGTTCTGCTATCCTAGCGTTTGTTTTCTTTACAATGTTAGCGCCGCGCTTC